TAAATATTAATTCCTGATGGAGATTTACCAATTAATTTAATATCATCTTTTAATCTTATGTCAGAAGTTATTGCTGTTAAAGCTCCAGCAACTTGACCAAAGGTACTCGGTCCAGCTACTGGTGTTCCAACTGATCCTGATCTTTCTTCTCCATAACTTCTTACAGGAGCACCTGATAAAGCACCAATCATTTGTTTAATTTGTCCACCTGCATATTCTCTTTCTTCTATAAAGTCACGATATCCTTCTGCAAGTCCAGCTTGTTCTATACCACGAGCTTGAGTTCCGAAGCCAGCAAGTCCTGCTGCTGATTGTCCTAAAGCTCCTATTTGAGATTGGGCTCCACTTAATTTAGCATTTAATCCAGACATTTGTGCTGCTCTATCTTGAGCAAATCTACTTGCACCTGATTCAAAACCGGCTTGTCTTAATCTTGCTGATGTATCTCCGACAGTATCTAAATATCTTTCTCTTCCTAATACATTTTCTATGCCTTGTCTTTCTCCACCAAAAGCTCCTGCACCAATTGCTTGTGCATTCATTGATTTTTGAGTTTGACCATAAGCTTCTCCTAAATCTCCTAAAGCTCCTGAAATAACTTGATCTTGATAAGGATTAGCATAATTTGCTGCTGCTGCAGTATCATAAGTTTGAGCACCTGCTGTAGAAATTTCTTGACCAATTCCAGCAAGTTGTCCTGATTGAGGTAAAATTTGATTTTTATATATATTAGCAGCCTGTGTTTCCATAGGATCAAGGTCAGCTATACGATCACCAGTAAAAGCTTGATAAGGTACATCAAATACATTTTCAGCTCGTCTTAAAGTTCGTTCTTGAATTTCTTTAAAGTATGGCGGAATATCATAGCTAGTCGATGACTGCGATGGCGCTTGTACTACAGTTGTGTTTGGTTTAAAAAGACTACCCATTGATTATATATGTTCCTCCGATATTTTTAAATCCTAATTTAACAAAAGCCTTATCTTTTCTTTCAATGTCTTTACCTTGAAAGATTTCGCATATCGCAGTTACTTTATTTGCTAGTGCGTATTCTTTGAAAACAATCATTATAGACCTAAAAATCCTAAAGTTTCTATGTTTAGGATTCACGTGTAACCATAAAGTTCTCATGAACTTTTTATCACTATACCATGTTTCATCAACTGTTGCAGCTAATGTTCCCACAATAATATTTTCATATTCTACTACTATAACAAAACTATTCTTAATGTAAAATACTATATTGTCTAAAGCTTTAGTATTATTAGTATTTCCAAAGTTAAAAGGAGCCTCTGTAAGCCACGTTTTAAGTAATTCTCTTATACGAACAGCATCAGATATTCGAGCTGGTCTTATAGTATATTTATCTTTTTCCATCTTGTTTTATATTTACTCTTAATGTACCAAATCTCCAGTTATCTCCAACTGCTATATTTTCTATTTTAATATTAGATTGTCTACCACGAATACGAGTATTAACGAACCTAGTTGTGTTGTTTACTGTTAAAGTTTCTCCTACAGTAGCTGTATCATTAGGATAATCTTTAACACTTAAAGTAATTACAGTGTTTCCTGTTTGATCTTGAAAGTCTGGTATAACTTTATTAATAAAGCTAAATGTTTCACCATCGGCAATATCTCCATCACCTGATTGAATAAAAGCTGGTAAAGCAGCACCGTCAGCATTCACTCCTGATTCTTGAGCATATATAATACTTCTTCCAGCTGTTACTCCATTAATTGTTGAATAAGTACTGACATTAGAATTAGCTAAATACTCAGTAGCTAAAGGATTAAAATTAACTCCATTGTCTTGATAAGTACTTCTATTCATAGTTCCAAAATACCAAGAATTTTCTAAATAATTATAAATTACATAACGATCACATTGATCCGAGGAACTAGAACAATAGTACCATATTACTTCAGAGAAGTTAGAATTTTGTGCAGCATAAACTTGAGGATATTGAGTTTTATTAATATTGTCAAATACATGATTTAATATAGGACAAGGTATTTCTTGAACTGATCCCGCATATCTAAAGAATTGTCCATCTGACATCCAGTAAGCTACATCATCTATTACTATTGCAGAGTTAAGACCTACAGCTCCACAGTCGTTACCTAATTGTCTAAATCCAAATATAAAAGGAGGACCTATGAAAGACATTGATTGCATTGTTGTATCTGTCCATACTAAGATAGTTCCTTTAGCAGGTCGAGCACATCTTATTTCACTTCCACCAGCTATTCTTTGTGATCCCGCTGAATTAGTTACATTAGGTGTCCACTGATTATAATCTTCTTGATCAGACCAACGAATAAACATTTTATCTTGAGTAGCTACATTACCAACAGTTGTTTCTGTACCCATACACACGACGTGTCTAGTTTCTGTGGATACTAAAGATAAAGTAGAATTAGTAGGAGCATTAGCAACAATTGTAGCTCTATTATTAGTCATTCCCGCAGAAGTATTCCATTCATAAGTTCCACCATCTTTTTGTGTTATTATTAAATCTTCTCCCCAATTATTAATAGACCATAACCTTGCATCAAGAGTAATTTGTGAAGTTGTTCTAGGAGTATTCCAAGTACCCGCATTCCAAGATCCAGCACCCCAGCCAAAACCAAAAGTTTGTACACTAGGACCAATATTTAATTGATAATTAATAGTACAATTTGCAGTAGGACCTGTATTTGCATTAGCTGTTGCACTACTTTGAATAGTATAAGCATCAGCATTTGCTATACTTAAAATTTGATATTCAGCATCTAAAGTTGCTGCAGGAATTCCGGCAACAGCAATACTTACACTACTTAATGTGACAAAATCACCTTTTGTAGCTCCATGGGCTGTATCTGTGATAGTTATAATATTACTGCTTGTAGTAGTACTAATAACATTAACAAGAGCATCAGTTGATCTTATAGGAGTAATATCTTGATTTGTTCCAGCTACATAAACATATATTTTTCTATCAGTTCCTAGAGCTTCATAACGTGAACCATCTAAAGCAAACCATTGTTCTAAAGCTCTTCCAACTCCTACATAATAATCTGTACTAAATTTAGTCCATCCTCCTATTTTTTGAGGAAGTCCTTTACGAAATCTTACTTTATCACAATCAATCCATCTACCTTCTGCTCCTGTTGGAGTATTTTCAGTATCAATTCCAGGTTGAAAATTTAATTGAGTTAGTGGCATAGTTAAAGTATATAACAAAAATGATAAAATTATACTAAAATATAAGGAGCATAAGAGTGGTGTTCTTATACTCCGAGAACACTATATCACTGTTTAAACCAAGATGGAAGACCTAAATGTGGACGCTTGTCAAACATATTGTCTTTAGACCCTGGAGTTTTTTTATTGTTATAGTGAAGAAATACTTGAGCACAGTCTTTGCCTTTAAACTTTTCTCGCCAATGTTCTAGTTCACAACCAGAATAAACTAACATATCCCCTGGTTTTAAATTTACTTTAATACCTTTTTTACCAACCTCTCCAGATGGCTCTAAATAAATTGGCCAAGGGTCACCACCGAGATTCATAGTGGTTGATATTTCACAACTAAATCTATCTTTGTGTCTTTTTAATTCATCACCTTTTTTATAAATTCTTGCAAAAGTATAAGATGGATATAATTTTAATCCTGTTGTCTTTTCCATAATTGCTTGACACTTTAACATTAAAGTTTCCATAGCTATATCAGAATAGCTTGAATAGGTATGTGGAATCTGACCATTTGCAGGTTCATAATCACCCAATAATGTTTCATAAGGTGAAATGTATCTAGCATTACGACAAGTATCTAACACTTGTTTTTTCATATGAAAGTAGTTGTATAAAAATAAAGCTAAATCTTTATCGATAGCTTTTTTTATTATTATATATTTATTTTTTTTAAAACTCATCTTTTGCCATTTCTTTAGGTATAGCAGTTATGTTCCAATGTATAAACCTAAAAGGCTCTATACCAAAATCTACACTAAACTCGTGTTCTAAAAATCCTGGAAAGATAATTAATGTTCCAGGAGTTGGTTTAAAATTAATTAGTTCAGTTCCTCCACATATAACTTTTTGATCTTTTAATTTTAATTTAGTAGCTCTAGCACCATTTCTTGGTTCATGAAATACTGGCATAGATGTTTTATCACTTGCTTTTAAAAAATAAAATCCAGATACATGCTGATTCCAATGAACATGAGCCGAATGATGTCCACCTCCTTTTTTTGCAAACTCTTGTACCCACATCTCACTAAACATAGTATTATATTTAGACATATCAAAACCTTGATGATCTAAATACTCCCAAGACTTTTCACCAATATAACCTCTAAAATCTCTAAAATCATTATCATCTATAATTGGAGTTGAATGATATGATCTTCCAAAATCTCCAAACTTTTTTATATGTGCTTTGGCTTCTGAAACATTTTTAGCAGATTTAATATATTTGTTGGTTGCTTTTGTTAATGATTTTACAAAATCTGGTTTTTGTTCAGACCAAATTGTTGTGTTAAAATAATTATTTATATGCATATTATTTAAATGGATATCCCAGGTTCCACATCACCAATGAATATCTTGTTCCTTTTGTTACGGGTTTAACTCTATGCCATACAAATGATGGAAACACAATGATAGATCCTTTAGGAAGTATCTCTTTTGCTTGTTTCAAATGTTTAGCTTCTTCTCTCATATGCGGATCATAGTTTCTGAAATCAAATTCTAATTCTCCACCTTTATATTCTGAGCTATCAGTTAACTGACACGTCATAGATAGCTTTCGAATTTTACCATGCTCTGGATTATTAGGTCTATCATATGGTTTATTCCAACTATCAGAATGCCAATCATAATATTGATTGTGTTTATATTTTGTAAATTGACAAGATTCAGATCTATCCCAATCAAAGTTCCAACCAGCATTTTTATTAGCTATATGAATATATGGATGTAGTTCTTTATAAATCCAGGTATCATCTAACCAAACTAAATCAGAGTTTCTTTTTTTTTTCATATCTCTAACTTGATCTTTAGTTAATTCTTTATCACCATAGCCACCAGTTCTAGCCATAGTTTCTGCTTGTGATAATCCATGCTTTATAATGTCGTCACATATTTTTGGAGGTATCACTGATTTAAAATACCAGTAATAATTAGATATATTCATAAGTTATTGTTTGAACAAAATTCAAACTATCTTTCTGATTATTAGTTATGTAATACATATTAGTTGATGGAAACATTATAAACATATTATTTTTAAGTTTTATATCCCAACTTCTTCCTTTACGTCTATTGTCATCAAAGTATATTCTAACATTACAGTCTTTAACTTTAACGCCGTAAAGCATAGTAAAATCTGGAGAGTTACGTAGATCCACCGGATCAATATTTAATAAAGGAATTGTTGTCTCATTGGGTTTATAGATATTTCCCCACGTTGATTTGTTAATTAAATTAATATCATATTCAAGACCAATATGATCTCGCATATATGTATTTAACATATCCCAAGTTCTTGAAAATGGAAATTCTTTAGAGTTAAAAGTAGATTGTAAAATATCGTTAGTTAGTTTATTTCGGTCAATATCCCAATACTTAGGCATTGCCACATCACCATAGAATAAACTCTGTTCGCTTAATACTTTCTTTTGCATACCACCACCATTTTTAATTTATGCTTTTGTATCTGTCAAGTCCCAAGTTGTAGTTGATTCATTCCACTCGTAACACCAAGCGTTAGTTGTTGCTTCGTTTTGTGAAGTCTGTTCAGCTGTTAATTCTGGAGCATCACCAATAGGTGATTTCCAAGAAGCTGATGCATTATGTTTTACCCAAGAAGCGTGAGGTTTTTTACGCCAAAAAATTTGATCATCTTCGTCCCAAGTATAACCTAGTCCTGCGTAGTTTCCTCTAAATGGTGTACCACTATTTTTGTGAATACCACTAGCTGTATTGTAAGATGTTTGAATCCACATTTGAGCTGGCCAATTATTATGTTGTTCTAAATATTGTTGTCCAACTGTTTCATCTTCAACACCGTCAGCGTTATGCATATCACTATTATTCAAAGTTAATACTTGAATAACTTTTGAGTTTGATCCTATTTTTGCAAAATGTGCCATAATTATTCTCCTTAAATTTTATTGAAATCTATACCTTATTATTACTACACCTGAACCACCATTACCTCCAGGAAAATTACCTGGACTTCCTGGTGCTGATGGATTTGCGGCACTTCCACCACCTCCACCACCTCTATTATCAGTTGCATTATTACCATCAAAAGGAGAACATTTAGGTTGACCAGCTGCACCTGATCCACAAGGACTAGCTGCTGCACCTGCTCCAGGTCCACCACCACCAGTTCCACCTGCTGAACCACCACCAGAATAACCTAGAGA